ATCGCATTGGTATTCTAATCGAGATAGTACAATTTTAGGTACTTTGGCAAATGTTCCTCATACAGTTGACGATATTATCAATTTTATTGCATTGTGTGGTGATTACGTTGGCAATTAGTTTCACTAAACCAGCCGTCCAATGGACCACAGCCGGGGAACGTAATCGGCAGATAAGCATTAAACACAAAGTCAAAACCGGGACCGACGACAACGGGGATCCGGTTTATGATTACCCCACCCTTGCAACACCTTGGGCTAAGATTGAAATTAATTCAGGCCGTGAATTTTGGGGAAGCCGGAAAAACAACGCTGAATGGGATGGCTTATTTAAAATAACCTATCGCCCTGGTATCACCACAGATATGATTATTGTTTACGGCGGACGTACCTTTAACATTCAAACAGTTATTGACCCTCTTGAAGCCCATCGGGAAATCTGGATTGAGGCCAAGGAAGTGATCTGACATGGTTGATATGTTTGACATGGGGTTGGTTGGTCTTGGTGAAATTACAGATTTTTTTGATGCCTGCGATAAGAACGAGGAAAAGCTATTAAGAAAATCTATGGTAGGCGGGGCAAAAATTACATTAAAGGCTGCAAAGGCTAATTGTGATAATTTCAAATACGACCCTGCCTATGAAAAAAAGAAAACTTATCTTGGTACTTATCGATTAGTAAAGAACTTAAAAAAGTCTCTGAAGCTTAAAGCTGTAAGACCCAAAGAACCAGGCAAACAATTGGTTCTAGTAGGTCCTGAAGTTGGGAAAAGAGCTAAAAACGATGGATGGTATGGCAGGCTTGTAGAAAAGGGCCATAAGACCGTAAAGGGCCGGAAGAGAATCACTTATACAAAGGAATGGAAACACAAAGGTACTAAAATGTATCAACGGTGGGAAAACGGCGATAGTAAAACCGAACCTCATCCATTTATTCGTAACGCCTACGACGAAACAGTCGAATCGGCATACGCAGAAGCTGCAAAGATTTACACTGAAGGTTGGGGCGAAAAGGTTATTCAAGATATCGAGGATTTGGGGGATATCTTAATGGATGGTGATGAATAGTTGCGGCCTATAGAGTCAATTATTGCTGATTATTTAAAAGAATATCCGGCGCTTAAAGCAATTCACAACGGTAGAGCTTGTCAGGGGACGGCTGAAGATGATTGGGAGGATTCTTATATCGCGATTCATAGGATTTCGAATCCCCCAGAAATGAAGAGATTGGGAATTCCTACGCCCCGAATTCAAGTAGATTGTTTCTCTAAAAAATATGGTGAAGCGGTTAGAATGTCTGAATTAGTCTATGAAGCTCTCGATGGGTTTTGCGGTGTCCTTAATGGGGTTGAAATCGAGCATATCGGTTATGAGGATTATAATTACGATTACGAATATGATACCGAACTCCATAAGGCCCAAAATGATTTCATGGTAATGTTTAAACAATAAGCGCTTTAAAGGCGCTTTTATTATTTTAAAGGAGTTGATTCGAAGTGTATCAACAGCCGGCAATAAATAAAAAAGATTTAAAGTTTGGCAGCATGAAGGTGGAAATCAGCGATAACGGAATTGATTATACTTCTTTGGGAACCGGCAATAAAGTAAAGTTTAGTGAAAAACTTACAGTTCAGGACATAAAAAGTGATAACGGCGGAGTTATTGACACCATCGTTCAGGATCAGACTTGCGAAACAAGTATTAGCACTCTTGAATTTGAGCAAAAAATCTTACAACAAGCGCGCGGCGGAATTGATGATTATTCGGAGTTAGCCGGCAACCCGGTCAATGGTTATAGTCAATTGGCTCAAATCGGCGAATGGAAGTTTAATAAGTTCATCAAATTTGCTCAGCAAAGCGCTAATAATGCGGCCATTAACCCGACTTCTGTTACAGCTGCGACTGATGGTTTACTCGTTTCCGGGACTGATTACTATGTCGGTCAGAATGCAGCAGGTGAATATGGAATATTTATCGTCGATTCAGCCAAGGTAACAACTGAAAATCAGGCAATAACAATAGTTTTCAATTATACACCGGTTGCCGCCAAAGTATTTAAAAGTGGTGGTAAAACAAGCATTAAATCACAGTACGTTCGGCTAACCAACAAACGTGCTTCCGATGGGAAACGGTTTATTATCGACATTTATAAAGCAAGGATATCGGACGGTATTTCAATTGATTTCCCTGGGGACGACGAGGGGAAGGCCTGGGAAAATGATGTTAAATTTAGCGGCAGTAAAAATCCTGACCGCGAACCAGGCGATCAGTTATTCAAGATTACCAATGAGCAACTTTAATTTAAGAGGTGCTTTTAAATGGCTAACCATATTACAATTGACACGGTCATGAATGAGCCGCGCCAAGTTGATATTATTTTAAGGGGCAGGAAATTAAGATTCTTGCCCTTTCTTTCTACCAAAACAAAGCAAATAACCGTTAGTATCCCTAATCCTTCAATTCGGGAGGCCGGGGTATTACGACAAAAATACTACACTTTCATCAATGCTTGGGTTAATAAAAACGAGGCTGTAATGACTCGAATCATGCTTGATGTTGTTGCGGAGATATTTAAATCTTATCGACCGTTTTTTACGAAACGATGGGTTTTGCATAATCTTGACGATGAGAAATTTATCCAGCTTTATGATCTGATTATGAAGCGAACCAAGGAAAAAGAAGAAGAATACCTAAAAAACGCAATGACCCTGCAAAAGACACAGAGTTAAATTTTTGCAGGGTTATATCAAAACTCTGTGCTTATTATTCTCGGCCAATTCAGTATTTTACGGACGAAATCAGCGAAGACCAATTTAATTTATTAGCTGAGTGTATGGCTGAAGCTACAAGCGGCGGTAAATACGAAATTGAAGAATACCCTGATGAAGTTGATCAGGAAGAATTCAAACGACAATACGGCACCAATCAGGTGGTGAGTAGATAATGGGCGTAATCGATAAATTTTTACGGGTAATGTTTTTGGGTGATGGCACCCAATTAAAGCAGACCTATAATGACCTTAACAAAGAAGGCCAAAAGTTTTCTAAAGAAGTTGAAAAGCATGGTATTAATCTCCAGGCAGTAGGGAAAACAATGGTTGCTGTTGGTGCAACTATTGTTGGGGCTTTTGCTGCGACTGTCGTTGCAGTAGCCAATACAGCGGGTAAAATAAATGATTTATCAAATGCCGCGGGAGTATCAGCTGAGTCGTTTCAAGAACTCGCATATTCCGCCAAGCAGGAAGGTATTGAGCAGGAAACATTAGCCGCAGGTCTTTCCAAATTGACAAAAAATATGGGTGAGGCCAAAAAAGGGACGGGAGCAGCTGCCGAAGCATTCCATGAAATGAAAATCGGGGTCACCGATACTCATAAGCAACTATTGCCGGTCGATGCGATATTACCCCAAATTGCAGATCATTTTAAAGGGATGACTAACCCAGCCGAAAAAGCTAATTTGGCAATGGCTTTATTTGGGAAAACCGGAACTCAATTTGTCGCTTGGTTAAGTCAAGGCAGTAAAGGGATGAAAGCCTATGCCGAAGAAGCAAGAAGCATGGGCATTATTTTAAGTAATGAAACTGTTAAGGCGCTTGATGATTTTGATGATACATTAGGGAATGTAAAGGCTGGTTTTGGTGGATTGGGTAATGAAATTGCAGCCGATATAGTTCCGGCCTTACAAACTTTTGCCAACATATTAAAATCAGGACTTCAGATATTAAATAGCATTCCAGCACCAATAAAACAACTTGGGGTTCAAGCCGTTGCATTATCAGGAGGCTTGCTTTTAGTTAATGGGGCCATAATGTTGATTATTTCAAGAGTACCGGCAATCATAGCCGGTCTTACGGCAATGAACGCCTCGTTTGCTCCTTTTCTTGTTGGTAATGCAATTGCAGTCGGTTTGGTGGCTATAAGTGGAATCTTTTTAAAAATTCGTGATAATGCCAGATTGGCAAGGCTCGAAATTGATAAAATCACCGAACTACCGGAGGCCAAAAAAGCGGAGGCTTATTGGGAAGGTCAAGTAAAGGGTTTGGAACGGCTGAAGAAAGTCGCCGAGGATGCAGAGAGGGCTAATAAGGCCGCAGCAGGTAGTTTAGGCGGCGGGGTTGTTTCGATGGGCTTTACACCCGAGCAACAGGCGAGACTTGATGAAGCTCTCAAGAAACTTACTGAGGCCCATAATAAAGTGGCTGAATTGACCAAAAAGGAACAGGAAAACAGTCAAGAAGTTATTAGTCAAAAAGAGATTCAGCTGGAGAAAGAAAGAGAGATAGCCAAAAAACGCGAAGATTTCGTGAGCGAATGGTCTCAAAAAGAAAAAAACTCTGCAGCCGAGCGCTCTACTATCCTTTCAGATGAAATCCAATTCAAACTAAAATCTTTGGACACTGAAAAAGCCGAAGCCATCAAAAAGTCTCATGAGTTAGGGGCTAGTACTGCTAATATCGAAAAATACTATTTAAATAAAAAGACCCAGATTATTCAAGAAGGCGCTAAGCAGATAGGCGATTTCGAAGATCAAAGCAATCGGCAGCTTATGGAAGAAAACTTAAATACGTTTAATAAGATTGCCAACGATGAAAGAAACAGCTTTACTAAGCGCCGTAAAGCCGAGCAGGATGCGGTTAGGTTAAGAATTGCCCTTCTTGAAAATGATAAGAAGCAAGAATTAAAAAAAGCCGAAGAACTTGGGGCTAGTAAGCAGGCTATACTTGATAAGTATGCAGAGAAAGAGAAAGCTATTTATATCGATATCGAAGAGGCTCATCGTCAGTCATATAATCAAATGGCTGGTGAAGTTGTTAGTTATTTGGATCAGCTTGCAACAGGCGAAATCACGCTTAAAGAACTTATTAAAAAGATGGCTATTGATTGGATGGAAGTTGGAGAAAAAAAGACCATAGCCGAAGGAATTGCAGGTATTGCTCAAGCGTGGGCCGATTCTGGAGGAATTCCATATTTAGCTATACCAAAAACTATACCAATCATAGCTACAACCGCCGAAGCTGTTGCAGGATGGGAAGCTGGTAAAGCTGCGGTTCGTGGTTTGGAAAAAGGCGGTTTGGCAGTAGGACCTTCATTTAATCTTATTGGCGAAGGCAAGTATCCTGAGGCGGTTTTGCCATTGAGCGACGAAGTATTGAGCAAAATCGGTAATTCGATTGTAAATGCAACCACAAATAACAGTAATTCATCTTCATCAATAAATAATTCGAGGTCAAATGTTACCAATAATTTTATTATGAAGGGCTATGATAAATCCGAACTAAAACAATTATATCGTGACATGGTTCCTATTATTAATTCTGAGAATAAACGCAAGGGGCTAAAATAGGTGTATTATGGCAGGAAACTCCTCTTTATTATCGAATTTTTTATGGTAATAAGGAGGAACCTAACTATGAAAAAAAGTTTACTAATTATAGCAGTTATTTTTGTTTTCAGTTCGATATCTTTCGCTGAAGATAATGATTTTAGGAATGTTAAATGGGGGATGTCGCAGGATGAAGTCATAAAAGTTGAGAATGCCAAAAAATATCCCGTTTGGCATAGGGATGGATTAACTTTACTTTCGTATACGCTGAAAATGTTCAATACCGACACGGTTTTACAGTATGCATTTACTAAGGATGATAAACTAGTTTATGCTTGTTACATTTATACCGGCGGAAAGAAAAGCGGCGGAAGTTTTAAGGATCAGGATTCCATTACTCAATGTAAAACTTTGGTTGATGCCTTAACTCAGAAATATGGTAATCCTCAAAGTTTAACGATTGAAAAGAAAAACAAAACTGATAACTTCGCATATAATAATAATTTACGTGATGTTAAAAATCAAATTAACGCCGTTGACAATTGGGTATTCAAAACAGATCGTACTGTAATTATGGCTATGAATGCAGACCCTAAAAGCGGAGTTGCAGTAGCTCAAGTGTATTATTACGACAAAGATTATTTTAAAACGGTTTATCCAGAACCAGAAAAACCGGAATCATTAAAAGACCAATTATAATTTATCAATAGATTTATCGAAACCGCTCCATTGAGGGCGGTTTTTTGTTACCCAAAAATAAACGAAAGGGGATTAAGGATTATGATTAACAAATTTAGAGATGTAAGTATTAAAGAATTCCGCGAAGCGGGGATGCTTTGCATTGTTAATATGGTTTTAAGTGCATTTGGTTTTGCTATCTTAACCGATGAAGATGATAAACAATTAATTATTGGGCAGGTTAATCCCCTCAATAGCGAGCCGAAATATGTCGAGGGGGGATTACAAAAAGTGGCCAAATATCTAAATGAAAATCTTTCAGACATATATGGAGATGGGAAACCAGATGTAAAGACGCATACCTGAAATTAAACCTTGGGTTAATTAAAAAACATCCGGAATGTCCATTTTCAAGGGGCAATTATGATTGTGTGAGCAGGTTTTCTCCTGATCACAATCGCACCAAAAAAGTTTATTTAATGACGGAGAGTTATCAGGTTTAAAAAGAGAATATCGAATATCAATAGTATGCTCGCTATTGGTTATAGGGCAATAGCCAGTTTTAACCTTTTTTATAACATTTGATTCCGTGGTATTTTACCTTCTTTCCTTAATTTCAGGTATGCGTTTCTATTTTCGGAATAAACATAAATTTCTTTAACCACTCAAGTTGAGTGGTTTTAATTTTGAGGTGATAACCAATGAATCCAGGTGATATGTACCTTGGAATTAAAGGCCAAGAGGTTAAATTATACGCAGGTTCCAGGACAGTGACCCCAACGGCTCAGGAAATAACCAAGGCTACTAGAGCAGCAAGCGGTATAATGCTTGAAGATATAACCTGCAAATATACCGACTATCAAATCAGTTACGAGCAGATGACCGGTCCAGAACATGAGAAGGTTGAGGGCTTATATAATCTCAATCAACGCCTGAATTTAT